CCTCAGCGACAGGATACAAAGGAACATCCTCAGCGACAGGAGACAACGGAGCATCCTCAGCGACAGGAAACTGTGGAGCATCCTCAGCGACAGGATACTGTGGAGCATCCTCAGCGACAGGAGACAAAGGAACATCCTCAGCGACAGGAAACTACGGAGCATCCTCAGCGACAGGAAACTGTGGAGCATCCTCAGCGACAGGAAACTGTGGAGCATCCTCAGCGACAGGATACAAAGGAACATCCTCAGCGACAGGAGACAACGGAGCATCCTCAGCGACAGGAAACTGTGGAGCATCCTCAGCGACAGGATACTGTGGAGCATCCTCAGCGACAGGATACTGTGGAGCATCCTCAGCGACAGGAGACAACGGAGCATCCTCAGCGACAGGAAACTGTGGAGCATCCTCAGCGACAGGAGACAAAGGAACATCCTCAGCGACAGGATACAACGGAGCATCCTCAGCGACAGGAAACTGTGGAGCATCCTCAGCGACAGGAGACAAAGGAACATCCTCAGCGACAGGATACAAAGGAACATCCTCAGCGACAGGAGACAACGGAGCATCCTCAGCGACAGGAAACTGTGGAGCATCCTCAGCGACAGGATACAAAGGAACATCCTCAGCGACAGGAGACTACGGAGCATCCTCAGCGACAGGAAACTGTGGAGCATCCTCAGCGACAGGATACAAAGGAGCATCCTCAGCAGAAAGCCCTAACGCTGTAGCGGTGGCTTGGGGATATAAAGGAAAAGCGAAAGGCGTGAAAGGCTCATTCCTTGTCCTTGCAGACTGGGAGTGCAATGGAAATGAATCATCAAGCTACTGGAAAGAAGATATGTGGGAACTCAAAGATGCTGTGATGGTTCGTGTTGACGGAGAAACAATCAAAGAAGATACATGGTACACGATGGTTGACGGAAAAGTTGTTAATGAGGAGAAGCGTAATGAAATATAAAGTAGGAGATAAGGTAAGAGTCAGAAAAAACTTGGAAGAATACGGGCATTATGGTAAGTATAGCGCAAATAGAAATATGGCAGAACTGCACGGAAGCATTGTTGAGATTAAAAAAGTAGAAAACGAAGAGCAACGATACGAAATCGATGATAATCTCTATTACTGGACGGACGAAATGTTTGAAGGCTTGGCAGAGGAAGAACTGACAGCGGAAGAAGCAATTAGGTTTAAGTGCGAAATGTGTGAAAGTATTTTATGTTCTGAATGTAAGTTCAGTAGAGTTAATAATGGTGAAGATATTTACTGCAATAAATTTTTAGAAAAATACCCTGAACAAGTTGTTGAAATCCTCAAACAGTGGAAGAAAGAGCATGAGAAGAAAGAAATCGAGATTGAGCTTGCTTACGTTGTTCGAGTGATTGAAGATACGGGCAAAGTGAAAAGATGTGTATACGAGGAAGATGTCACGGAAGTAAAAGAGGAAGCAATGAAAAGGGTTTTGAAAGAATACTGCAAAGAGCATGAGGGAAAATTCTTTACAGTGTACGAAGAAATCTGTCGTGTAAAGGAGTAGTCATGAACACAGGAGAAAGCCCGGTATGGATGGATATTAAACAGTCGGATACTTTACAGAGAACATCGGCAAGAGATGAGAAAGATGAAAGACATATAAGCAGATTTCGGAAGAGACAGGAATCTGTTATGGAACTGTCGGAATATACGGTGGGAAGCTTAAGAAATCTGAGAGGGAAAAGAAATGCTTCAACGGAGACAGGCATTTGTGCAGAACTTGTAAATACCGTGCATCTGACGCAAGAAAAGGCTGCGACTATATTTTAATCACTGACCATGAACGTGGTTGTGATCCGTCGGAATGTACAAAGTATGAAAAAGGAGTGAGATATCGTGAGATTAAGACCAAAGGTAAAGGCAAGTGAGTTTATGCGGTTCGGGTTCAAGCCTTGCCGAGGACTTCCGAAAAGCGCAGAGAGTTACTATCTCTGCGTGAAGAACGGGCACAGAGTGATGTTTGTGGACAGTAAGCATTTTACTGAATCTGAATGGCCGATCAAAGATGCAAGGATACACAAGAATCCAAACTGTAAATTCAGCGACAAACGGACAGCAACCGAGATAGAGTGTGAATTGGTAGTGAATGGCTTGCTGGAAGAGGTGAGGGAATGAAAGAGAGATTAACAACCTACCACTGTGGGAAAGCAGTGATTAAGGACAAGAACAAGCTGTCAGAAGCTATGGAGAAGTTAGCGGAGTTTGAGGAAAAAGAAAAATGTGGAGAATGGCTTGATGGTATCGAACTTGCGAAAATTGCTATTGCACTGCAAAGTCAGAAGTGGATTCCAGTGAGTGAGAGACTTCCGAAAAAACCAGAGCGCGGAGAAAATGGATACATCGTGCAAAAGAAACGTGTCGCTGAACCATTCAGTGCCTATTGGGATGGTGAGAGATGGACAAATGAAGAAGATGATGTTATTGACGAAGTAATGGCATGGTTGCCGTTACCGAAACCGTACAAGGAGAAAAAAGATGGAAATTAAAGAAGCTATGGAGATATTGGAGAAAGACATACATACAGAAGTTCCAAAAGCAGCTATCAGCGCAAGAAAGCATGATGCAGCTGTGCGAATGGCTCTTATTGCACTGGAGAAAGCGGATTCCAGTATAAAGCCGATTATCATAGACACACTGAACGGAGATATCGGCTATATATGCCATTTATGCGGTAAACAGGTAATGTCGGATGCAGAGAACAGAAACAACTATTGTGGCGAATGTGGTTGTAAATTTGATTGGAGTGAGATTGATGAGACTAATTGATGTTGATGCAGAAATCGCAAGAATTGAAGAAGAGATAATGAAATTGACAAAAGCAATAGTGAGATGGCAAGCGAGAAAATTTGAAGAAAGCACACTATATGATATAGATGCAAAAATTCAAGAATTACAAAATAACAGAACTAACTGTAGAGTTGAAATCCGAACATTAAGGAATTACAAAACAGCGTTTGATGTGGAGAAAGTCATTGAACAGTTGAATAAAGAGTTAGAACTTGCTGATGAAGAAAAGCGCAGGTGTACAATAGAAAATATGCTGCAATTTGATGAAGCAAAAGGCTATGCGAGAGGAATGGCGTGCGCTATAGAAATTGTTAAGCGAGGTGGAAAAGATGATTGAAATTGTAAAAGAAATTTTAATGGTAGTTGGAGGTGCAACAGTTGCTCTTGTAGTTGCATGTTTTTTAACTGGACTTGAAGAAAAAATCAAGAGTTGGAGAAAAAATGGTTGTAAAATCAAGTGTTTATGCAAGCACGAGTATGATGTGCAACTCGTAAATACTATACATAGAGATGTGCTATTGAAATGTCGCAAATGCGGAAAGAAAAAGAGAATCAAGAATTTGAGTCATGAAGCAATAGATAAACTTTGGTAGGTGGAAGAGATGAAGATTATTGGAAATAAAGAAAGTGTTAATCAAATATCATTAACACATAAAGGTATAAATGCTAGATTTAATTGTTTTATGGAACCATTTCCCTACTGTAATGATATTGACACATCTAATCCTGAAACAATCGAGATAATATTTAAGGATTCTTACGAAATAGACAACCTAATAGATGTATTAGAAAAATTTAAAAAAGAATGTTTTGGACATTTGGGAGAGTGGAGATAATACTATGAAGAATAAAGAAAAGGACGCAAAAGAGATTGTGGAGATTGCGTGCGATGGATATAGGGTTGCTGTAGATAAGCGCACAGACAAGATTGTTTCGTGTAAAGATATTTCTTGTAGTAAATGTTTGTTTTTTGATAATAAAGATTGCGATAGAAGAAGAAGAGAATGGGCTGAGTCAGAGTACATTGAAAAGCAAGTGATAAGCAAGAGAGACAGAGCGTTTTTGGAGTATCTTGGCGAAGAACTTAAATACATTGTGAGAAGTAAAAGCGATAATTTGATGGCATGCCAAAATAGTGCTGAAAAACGTGAAGATGGATGGGTGATTGATTCCGGTGCGATTAAATCATTGCAAAAACTCAACATCGACTTCCCAATGGTCAAGTGGTCAGATGAAGAGCCGTGGCTTATCGAGGATCTGAAAAAGTTGGAGGTGGTTGACAGTTATGAATAGAGAAATACTTTTCAGAGCGAAACATATTCATGCAATTCCAGGTAATGAGCATCTCAACGGAATATGGGTGCATGGCTATCTTAGTGACGAGAATTATATCTATGATAAAAGCCTTGAGGGTGAATTTCTTGTTGATGAAGATACCATTTGCCAGTATACCGGATTAACAAATGAATTAGGCGAGGAATTTTGGGAAAACGATATTGTGCAATGCGGACACTATTACGGAGTGATTAAGTATGAAGATGGTGCATTTGTAATTGAATGGATTGGAAATGGAACAGAATTTCTTAGAAAAGACTTGGCATATTGGGCATATACAAAAAACGTTATTGTTACAGGAAATGCTTTTGAAACTTCGAACATTGTAGAAAGAGAAAGTAGTGCGATTTATCATGATTTCATGAAGAAAGGAAAGATGTAATATGACAAACGGAGATAAAATCCGATCAATGTCCGACATGGAGCTGTCAATAGAACTCTGCAAGATTGCCGGCGTATGCTCTGAATGTCTTGTACAAGATATGCGCGACAAGGGACATACTGGATTTGAACAATGGTTGAAAGAAGAGGTAAACGAAGATGAATAAAGGATCAAAATCAATGAAGTTCCGTGGAGATATTAAACACGGAAAGCTTGCGAGTAGTGCACCTAGCGTAAAAGCTGTTAGACGTTTCAGAACCAAACCATATGAAGCAGCTAACCTTGTGAAGAAACAAGGGGAATATCTAAGCGAGTTGCCACATGAGTGAATAGAACGTATGGGAGTGGACTTAAGCCGGGATATAGTGGCTTAGCCACTCCCTTGAAAGAGGGAATCGCGTATGAAGTTATGTAAATGTGTAAAAAGTGAGATAAATTATTACATAAAAGAATGTAACTTTACCGATGAAGAATTGAGAATTTTTATGATGTTATCAAAAGGAAAAAGCATAATTGAAATTTCGGAAAAACTTTCTGTTTCAGAATCAACTGTAAACAGACGAGTAAAAAGTATAATGTCCAAAGTGATGGAGGTAGTAAAATTGAAAGATAATAGTATTCCTGTATGGGAAAAGGTAACGCTCACAGTGGAAGAAGCTTCGCAGTATAGCAACATTGGTGTTAACAAGATAAGTTCCATGCTGAACGAACCAGGATGCCCGTTCCTTTTTTGCGTTGGAAAAGGTAAAAGATTAGTTAAAAGAAAAGAATTTGAGAAGTATATTGAAAAAACAGTTGAAGTCTAACATTGAAATATGAGCCTTTATATAGTAATATGTAGCTGTATAGTGGCTCTTTTGTAAATGGAAGGAGCAAAAAATAATGGGAAAGGATTTAAAAGGAAAAGAACTAGGAGTTGGGATAACTCAAAGAAAAAACGGGACCTATCAAGGAAGATATAAAGATAGGTTTGGCAATTCAAAGACAATATATTCAAAAAAGTTATCTGAATTAAGAAAAGATCTTGCTGTTAAAATTGCAGAAAATGAAACATTTGTAAGTGTAAGAGAAACCATAAAATTGGATAATTGGTTTAATCAATGGATAAAGATATATAAAGAAAAGAGTGTACGCCCTAATACTCTTAGAGAATACACTCACATATACAATAAGAATATATCACCTTTTATAGGAAATCGCAACATAAATTCTTTGGTTAAATCAGATATTCAAAGAATAATAACATTGGCTCATACAAATGGATATGGGTATGAAAGGCAAAATAAAATCAAAGTCATATTATCAGATCTAATGGCTAGAGCTCTTGAAGATAATTTGATTTTAAAAAACCCGGTTTTAGGATCCAAAGTTATAGACAAGAAAGAATCTAAAGCTAAATCTCTTACTCTTGAAGAACAGAACATTTTCTTTGAATATTGCAAAAATACATTTTATGATAATATGTTTAATGTTGCAGTAAATACCGGAATGAGACCAGGAGAGCTTTTTGCGTTGACAGAATCAGATATAGATTTTGAAAATGGGTTCATCGATGTAAACAAAACGTTAGTGTACCAAAAGTATCTTACAGATACCAGAAAGACTTTTCACATAGAAGAACCAAAAACAAAGCAGAGTTATAGGAAAGTTCCGATAAACAGCGTTTGTAAAATATATCTTGAAAGACAGATTCAACAAAAAGCGATAGTATCAAGCAAGAGACCAAAAGAACAGAATGATTTTTTGTTTACTACAAAGTACAATACTCCGATAAATTCAGTGATATATGCAGATGCTATACATGCAGTTATAAGAGAAATAAATTTGTTGCGACCGAACAATGATTTGTTCAAAAATTTTAGTGGACATACATTTAGGCATACGTTTGCCACTCGATGTTTTGAACACGAAATCGATCCTAAAGTTGTTCAATCATATTTAGGTCATGCAAGTGTTAAAATGACTCTTGATTTATATACTCATGTTACTAAAGAAAAATCTTTTAATGATATTGAAAAACTGGTAGATAATACGCCAAATAATATCGTGGATTTTAAACAAAAAATTTCATAAGTGTGTAAATGGTGTGTAAGTTACACACTTGCCAACATAAAAAAGCCTTAAAATAAAGGATTTTTGGAGCGTTTTGTACTAAACTTTGTAAACTTATTACGTATATCAGGTGACACCTTATGATCTGTATGGAACACCGTTCTAAAGGTTTGGATTAGAGAGTTTTAGTATAACGATAAGAAAAAACAAAGAAGCACCTTCGGAAGATACTGTTCTTCCGAAAGTGCTTTTTCTATATCCTGTTGCCGATTACGAATATCCTCAACAACTCTGAAACCAATTTCTATCGCCCAATCCAGTTGTCGAAAGGATCCGGTTTTACAGATATGAAATCATTCTGTACATTCGCGCTGTTCAGCTTGATCTGCTGTCGGCTCTTTTCAGCAGCTTCTTCAGATTCAAATAGCTGATCTTCCGGCATTGTCAGTGCGCCGCAG